CCAATTATTATCAGCTAGTATTATTCCTTCATTATTATCATATTCTTCAATAAATTCTTCTTCAACAGGAGCTACTTTTACTTTCTTATCAACATTCTTTTTTGAGGGCATTATATATAATATACTATAGATTTTATTTTTTCAAAAAACGAATATTTAAATATTTTCTAAAGGTTTTTTTTTACAAAAATTAATTTCTAAATATATTATAATGGATTATTATAAAAACAATATTGATAAGATTAAACAATATTATGTTGATAATAAAGAGAAAATAAAAGAGAGACAGTATAAATATTTTAAAGATTACTATCAAAAAAATAGACAAACAATTATAGATAGAGTTAAGAATAATGTTAATTATATAAATAAAAAGAAAAACAATAAAGAGAAAAAGCCTAAACGAATAGTTAAAATAGATAGAAATCTTACTGTGGAATTTAATTAAAAAAAAAATATCTAATTAAATATATATGTATAAAGTTCAAAGTGTGATAATAAAAAAAGAACACAGTGATTTAAGTAAGTCGGCTAATTGGGTAATAAATAGTGGTTTTAAGTTAGGTAAAATAGATTCAACTCCTCATACATTTAGATTTAGACAATTAGAACCAGCTAAATTAAGAAAAGAAGGTTATAATCATTATATAACAAAAAAGATTTCAAATGATGTTTCATTTATAATAGCATATAAAGATAATCCTATAATGGTTTAAATAATGATTTTAATATTGTGAGATTATTTTCAGGTTCTTTACTCCATATTTCTAAAAATTTTTCATAATCTTCTAAATATGTATCAGAATATTGTTTATGTTCTAATACATAGTCACAAGCTATACAATACCATCCACATTGACTACTTCTAATATTTTGTATATGTCTATTATTACAATATATTGGTTTAAATGGTTTTAAAAAGGATGCAACTTCTTTAGGCATACCAATACCAAATGAATCAAAATATAAAGCATTAGCAACACTTTCTTCTTTATCATCATTATCTGAAGATCTATCATCATCACTATAAATTTTAGCTAATACCCAATGAGAACCACAACCATCATCACTATCTTGCATATTAATATAATAACTTCCAATCTTTCTTTCTTGATTAGCTAGTTCATCTTTATTAAATACACCAATAATAGGTAAATCCAATTTATTACATATTCTTTCTATATCAAAATTTGTTAGCATATATATATAATATATGATAATAAATTTATTTAAACTTTTTTTAATATTTCTGTTTTAATATATGCATAGTCTTTTGTTTCATCTATACCTCTATCAGTTCTTCCACCTTTTCTAATTGTTACAAGACCACTATCAATATCTTCTTTATTATATTTCCAATAATATAAACCATCTTCAAAATTAAAAGCAAAATAAACAGGTCTATTTGTTTGAGAACAATAATTAATTTTATTTAACCCAATCATAGTATCTGGATATTTATCGTGGTCGCATCTTCTACTTTTTAATTCAACATAACAATTCTCACAAGAATAATCAAATACAAACCATTTATTATTTGCTCTTTTCAATTTCTTACAAAATATATCTCTCATAATTTCTAAATGTTCCATTTCTTTTTTAGAACCAAATTCAACATCTTTCTCAACAGTTTTTTTCTCAACAAAGGTTACATCATCAGAATCAGAATCATCAACAAAAGCATCGGTAACGGATTTTACCACTGAACTCATATATATACTATTACTATAGATTTTATTTTTTTGAAATTTAAACGAATATTTAAATATTTTTAAACATTTTTTTAAATTAATTTTTCTAAAGGTTTTTTTTAATATAATCCATATCCATATAATCCTCTACCACCATAACCAGAGCCAGTTCCACCAGCTTGAACTGAAGTTTTAGGAACAAAAGGATTCATAGCAGGAGAATCCATTCTAGCATAAGGGCTTAAAGTCATTTCAGAAGGTGAAGGTTTTACTCTAGAATTTACACTATATTTTCCAATTGGTTCTCCACCAACAGTAGTATTATCTAATTTTAAACCAGCAAAATTATTTTTTAAAGCTCGTTTATAAGGTAATGACATTTCAGCAATACCAGATCCAACAGCTACTGCTGAACGAGGTCTTCCAACAGATCTTTTCATTGATTGAGGTGCAATCATATCCGCAGACATAGTTCTAACCAAACCACCTTTTTTAGCACTACCTTTCATAGCTCTGAGTTTAGCCATTTTATCTCTCATTGCTTGAGTACCTTTTCTAGGGGCTCCTTCACCTTTCATATATTCATCTAATTGACCTTTAGCATAGTCTTCAGCCATACTAACAGGATCTACATCTTTCATTAATTCTTTAGTTGGGTTTTTTTGATATTCTGAAGGTCTATCAATATATCCTTTTAATGCTTTTTTTCCAGCTTGTATAGCAGGAGCAAATTCTGGAGCATAAGCAGTTAATGCCATAGCACCAGCATCAACTGCTTTATTAACTAATGGTTTAGCTACTTTATCTAATCCTTTATATATAGCTTTAGTTGCTTTTTTACCAATTGTTTTTTTAACAAATCTGTCAAATTCTTTTCCAAAGATACCTTGACCTTTTTGTAAAGTCATTTCTCTTTCTTCAGGAAGTAGCATTAAACGCATACCCTTTCCTTTTTTATAGGCACTTAATAGTTTTCTAGCATTTTGAGGTCTAAGATGAACAATAGCGTCTCCTTTATCTGCACCCATATTACCATAACTAATATTAACAGGTTCTCCTTTAATAATCTTACTTATTTGAGCTTTTTTCAAGCCAAGTTGATGAGGAACAAATGACATATATATATATTAACCAGAGAAAAAATTAATTTAAAAATACAGTTTTTAAATTAAATTTCTATACATTTTTTTATAATTATTTAAATTTTTATTCAATTCTAGCTCCAGTAGATACATCAATAGTTATCTCTTTCATAAATTCAACGAAGACCATTATATCAGTAATGAGAAGAGAAGCATTTTGTCCAATAATTTGAACAGATCTACTAACATTTTCTTCTGATGGTAAAGTTCTTGAGCAATCACCATAATAATATCTATATCCTCTACTAAACATATCTTCACTAATAAGACCAGAAGCAAGACCAGTAGTTAAAGAACCATTTAATTGATTAGATGAAATAAGTTGTTGTCTGAATGCTTCAAAGTCATAATTTTCATTATTCATAAATAAATTTACACCAGAAACTAAAACATTGAAGTTAGTGAGCATAATAGGGTCTGGAGTTGCGGGAGCAGTGTTGCAAGGACTTTGCCAAGAATCAAAAGGTAATCTAAGAGTTTGATTACCAACTAAAGAACCAGTTGTACCAGCAGTTCCAACATTTGCAGTTGATACAGTAGTATTTGATTTAGAAATGAATGGGACGACTAATACTGATTTAATTCTATTAATTCCATTACTAACTAAAAAGTTAAAGTTACTTCCAGCACCGATATTATTGAATTGATATTGGAAAACATCTCTATATAAGATTCTACGAGTAGGAGCAAGAGATAAATATTTTGATTCTGCAATAGGATTAAATGTATAAACAGGTGCATATAATCTACAAGCTCCAATATCTGTTTGTGTTGCTATAGTTGATTGAGCTGAGAAATTATTTTTGAAAATTGATACTGATAAGTTATAACATTCACCAGTAGCTGTAGCAATAGATAATGGAGCACAACCTTGACCAATTCCTGCAGATGCTATTAATAATGGACAAGTTTGACCACCAACAACACTTACTGAATTTATGTTTAATCTAGCTACATTTGCTACAACAGCACTTGATGCGGTAACAGTTGTAGGAAGTACTGAGAAATTTACAATAGCTTGATTAGTATTAATATAAAATCTCATAGTTGAGCCTTTTAATAATGGGGATTTCTCGAAAAATTCAGCTAAATCTTTTAATCTTAGTTTAGCATAAACTTTCCAAGTAATAGCACCAGCAACAGTTTGTTCTTTACTAGATCTTAAAACAGTATTACAGCTTGCTTTACCATTAACAGCTTGTTGATTTAAAGCACCAGCTTCATTATCATAACCCATTGAAGCTTGTCTTTGTCTCATTCCTTCATTAACATTATTAGCATTAAATAATCTTGAATCAGGATTTGATGCACCACCAAAAAGTAGAGTTGTGCCTGATAATGATGGAGCTCCTGCAATACCATTTGAAGGATAAGCTACTGAAGCACCAGTATTAGTTGTTGCTAAAACTTTAATATCAAAATCTTGTGAATTAACATTATTTTGTAAGCCAGTATTAATACCTCTTGATTGATTAGGGTTTGCTGTAGTTCTTGCACCATCAGCTGTTAATGCTTCATATGACCAAGAACCAGCACTATCAGGATAATAACCAATTGAGCTACCCTCATTCAAAAGATCATCACTACTGAAACTTGTATGTGCTTTGAAACTTCTAAATACATTTAAAAAGGGTGTTTGTTGAATAATATTTTGATTGTTAAATTCGACACTCATAGAGTTAATCATTTGCCAGAAACCATTTTTGAAAGCCCAAGCGTAATCAGCTATAGTAGTAGTAGTAGGAGGACTTCCGGCAGTAAAAGGTAAAGAACCAGCAGTTGCACTTGAAAGCTGAACAACAAGAGGCATCATAATGAAGCCCTCTTGCCAATTTATCCAGCCCCCCGCATTGGAAAGTGGTGTTGAGTCAATCACGATTTGTGAAGTATAATTACCATTATTATTATCATTAACATACACCCATCTTTTATTTGTGAATTCACTTTGATCTACTTCGACGTTGAGAGATTCTTCGAACACTAGATTATCCATTATATATATATATTAATATGATAAAATAATTTTTCTTAATATTTTTTTAAATTAATTAAATTTTTCAAATTAATTAAATTAAAATTTTTATAGTATTTTTTTTCTATAAATTTAATGATATATATTTTTTTGGTTTAGATTGTTTCACAGATAAATCATTCATTTTATAACTTAAATTTTTTATAGAATTATTACCAGAACCTTTTCTAATTGAATCACTTTTATTTGAACTAGAATATTCCCCTACACCAGCTTGCTTACCTCTCATTAATCTTCCATAATTACCATTTCTTGAAACTATATTAAAACCACAACCAGTTTTTTGTCTCTTAAATAATTGCATCTATATTATATATTACAATAGAAAAAAAATTAATCTAAATATTTTTTAAAATAATAATTCTTTTTTATTTTTTATAAGTAATAAAATTAAAGTATTAGGGTCTTGAAAAATAATAGCTCTTCCTAAACTATCTACAAATGAAAATGTAAATTGATTGTAATTACCATCTGCTATCTTATTATAACTATATTCACTTAAACTATTTGTATATAACTCACCAAATCCAACTCCAAATGGTGTTAAACTATAAATAGTTTGTGATGGATTAGCTAGTGGATTACTTACTAATGAACAATTACATAAATAAGATGGTTGCACTATAATTTGTGGAGCACTAGTTGATATAGCAGAGAATGATGTTGCTGATAAAGCACTATATGGTGGATTTACAGCTGGTGTTGTTTGTGTTTGAGCTGGTGGTGTTCCAGATATTATTGCGTCAGGATATGAACCAGCTGAAAAACCTATTAAATTAGCAAATCTTGTAGCAGGAACAACGAATTCTGGTAAGATAGGATTTGTTGGTAGAACCCAAGTTGCACCAGCTGGTAAAGTCCAAGAATTTGTTGTTGCAATAGCTGTTGAAATATAAAATGAATTAATTTGATAAGCATATCTTGATGGATTAACTTGAATATTTAATAGATATACATATTGTCCAGTTGATGTTAATAAATAATGTTTATTAGCTATCATAACAGATTGAAGATAAGCATTTATTTCAGCTAATGATAAATATGAATCAGGTAATGTGACAGGATATGTTGTACTACCATCTATCCAAACATATGAAAATGAATTATTATTATTAATAGCTGTAATATTAAAAACACTATTATATATATTTATTTGTTGAATAGATATAAAATCATCTTTAAAATTCACACCACCTGATGGAAAATCATATTTAAACACTGAATTAAAAGAATTAGGAACAATATTACTAGAATTTAAAACTATAGTTTGAGGCATTATATTATATATATAATAATATGATAAAAAAAATTTACTTAAATATTTATTTTAAAAATATTTAAATAATTTTACTTTAAACAAGACTTAACTCCATTAAGAATTCCATACCTTGTTTCTTATTAATCTTTCCACTATGAATGAACTTTATTACTAATGCTCTTAATTCTTTTATCATTTTATCATTATTATTTCCAGCATCATATTCACCTTTTAATAATTCAAATCTATCAACATCTTTTTTCTCATTTTCTTCATCTTCTTTAGGCTGTTTTACACCTAATTTACCTATTAGATTAGCTCCTTTAGCTATTTTCATAAAATGATCTCTTTCACTTTTACTTAAAGAATTATAATGTCTTTCATCAAATTTCCCAGTCTCTAATAAATCATTTATAAATTCTTTAAAGTTATTATTTATTTGTACTGGTTTTATTGATGGTATTGCTCCACCACTTGGAAATTTAACATTTAAAACATTATCATTAATTAGATGAGGCATATGAATTATATATTTACCAAATGTTTTAAATCTTGGTTGTTCTTCAACTTCTAATCCTTTACCTATTTTTATTCTTGTGCTTTTAAATTCTGATTTCTTTGAACTTACTCCAAAACCTTGTTCTGGTATTTTTCTATTTCTTATATCTACTTTAGGATTATAATTTGGATCTCTAGCAAATGTCAATAATTCTGGTAATTCTTCAACTCTAAGTAATTCTCTTTTTTGAGATTTACTATATCTTTCTACACTATTCATTATAGTAGGCTCGTCTGAATAATCAATCTCATCTCTATATACAGCTTTTTTGGATTTTACTGCTGGTTTTGCTGGTACTGCTGGTACTGCTGGAGTTATTACATAATTCTCATATCTTTTTGGTTTATATGATCCTTTACCATTCGGTTTCTTAACTTCTCTTTGTCCATATACAGCAGGTGTAGCTGGTATAGCTGGTGTTGGTGGTATTTTTGGTTGAGCTGGTGAAACTTCAACTTCAGTTACTGGTATTCTTAACTTATTAACATATAAATATTTTTTTAATTCATTTTCTAAATCAGGACGTTCAACATATTCATAATCTCCATCTTTACCTCTCATTGGCATAATAATTTTTCTTTCACTTTTATTACTATTACCATAATATATTTCTTCATAAATATCCACAGGTGCTTCATTTTTATAATTTAATACTTGTACTAATCTTCGATCTAAATCAGTAGTACCTAAATAATTAATTTTTTGTTCTAAATAATCTTTTTTATCTTTATATTCTTTTGTTATAATTCCCATTTTTTCATCATCTACTGCTTCCGCCGGAAATGGTATTATTAATCCAGAACTTTTTTCACCTAGACTAAATTCAGCTCTAAATGTTTTTTCAATTTCTGTTAATCTATTAGTAAAAGCTATTAATGCTTCTTCTGATGTTCTATCAATCCCTCCTAAAACATTTTTTATTTTACCAACTACTTCTAATATTCTATCTGGATTAATTCTTACTTCATCTCCTGATATCACACCACCACTAGATACTTCACTTGCTGTATTTCTTGCATTATCATTATTTGCTCTAATTTGACCTCGCAATGCATAATCTAATTCACTAATTACATTTACAATAAATTCAGCTGTTGGTATTCTATTTATTCTAATTAACTTATCTTGAATTTTATTAAATTTATTTCTTTCAAGTGTTGATAATGCTTCAATTCTTATTAATGCATCTTTTGAAGGTAAATTATTTATTAAAAAATCTAATCTATCTATTAAAAGTTCAAATTCTTTATTACTTCTTTTTGTTTTTTGATTACTAACATTTGCATAATCAATTATTTCTGTTGAATCTAATACTAAATCTTTTAATCCCATTATATTTTCAGGTGTTGGTAATTTTCCTGTTACATCCATTGCTGTTGCATATTGATTACCATATGTTTTAGGATATAAACCTAGTGTCTCATCTATGCTATAAAATACTTCATCTAAATAAGTTAATATAACAGATGGGTCTAATAATTTTGGTTGGAATCTTTCACCAATATCTTTCTTAATATATGGGAAATTTTTATTTAGTTTAAATAGATTTGCTACTCCATCTTTTCTATTCTTTAATGATGATGTAACAGCTAATGCATCACTAGCTGTTATTCCTAAATTAGTTAAATTTGTTATAGCTTCTCTTTCTAAAGTAAAAATATCATTCTGTATCTCTGAATTTGTCTTATATTGAGGAGGAACAGGTGGTGCTTTGTTTGGATTTTGATAATTTGCAACTCTTTCTTCTAATATTTTCTCATTCTCTATTTGCAAATTTAACATTTCTTGTTGAATCTTTCTAGCATTATCTAAATCAAACTTTGACTTAACATTTCTTATTAACATTGTATATATATTAATGAGAAAATAAATATGAATTTCTAAACATTTTTTTTAAATATCATAAATTTCATTGAAATTTTTTCTAAATCTATCTTGTAATGATGCGTCTAAATCAACTAATAAAAAATCTTGTTTCTCCCTTGTTGAATTTTCATATAACTTTTTTAATGCATCTTTTTCAACTCCTAAAGTATATTCTCCCATAATTCTATATAGATCTTTTAGACTTGATACTTGTTTAACTATTAAATAATTTAGATTTTGTCTTATGATTCTTGGTACTCTGTAATAACTTTGTGATATATATATTAATGAACAATTTAGTTTTCTTGCTCTTATGAAATATTCTTCTAATGCTGATTGATTCTTTTCTAATACTAAATCATCCATTACTATCAATGTCTGGTCTTTCTTATCAATATCTTCATCTAGGTCAGGTGCGTTTTCTACACCTTCTGATATCACTAATCCTTTATTTCCTAATTTCTCTTCTAAATAGTTATAAAGTGGTTCATCTTTGTTCTTTGTTATTATAAATATGTTATTGAATGTACCATCCATATTATGAATTATATTTAATAATGTTTGTGTTTTACCTGCTCCTGAATTACCAATTATTAACATTCTAAAAGGTATTTTTAAACCGTGAATATGAAAATTTGGATTGTGTTGTTTAATTAAAAACTTTTTTGGTATTTGCTTATACCAATCTACTAATTCAGCTTGATTTTTATCTTTTCCTTTTTTCACTGATTTACTATCCATTATATAATTACATTATAAAATAATTATAAATATTTTTTTTAATTTCTATATTATATATATATAAAATGAGTATTAATCCTCCACCAGATCAAATAACAGCCATCTTCAATACTATAGATTTATTATCAAGTTCTAATGATGCTATTACAAGAGAGTATGCTGATAACAACTATTTAATGTTTCCATTAGCCCAAGGAACTGAAACAATACCTAATCTAAATATAACAGGTGAAGTATTATGTCCAACTCCACCTTCTGGAAATTCATCATTGACAAATAAATTATATGTCGATAATGTTGTGATTGGTGGTTCTATTCTACCAACTAATAATGTTTTCACAGGAACTAACGCATTCAATACCTTTTTGCCAACTTCAACCTTAACACCAAGTTCTGGAACTGAACTAACAACTAAAACTTTTGTAGATGGTGCTATAACAACTGCTAGTTCTGCTTATGCTAAATTAGCAACCGCAAATGCTTTTACATCTACAAATACTTTTAATAGCTCTTTACCAACATCAATACTAACACCAAGTTCAGGAACTGAACTAACAACTAAAACTTTTGTTGATAGTTCTATAGCAACGGCATCAAATGATTATGCTAAATTAGCTTCTGCAAATACTTTTACATCTACTAATGCATTCAATACATTTTTACCAACATCAACACTAACACCAAGTTCAGGAACACAACTGACAACAAAAGCTTTTGTAGATGGTGCTATAGCAACAGCATCAAATGACTATGCTAAATTAACTTCTGCTAATATTTTTACATCTACTAATGCATTCAATACATTTTTACCAACATCAACACTAACACCAAGTTCAGGAATTGAACTAACAACGAAAACTTTTGTAGATAGTGCTATAGCAACTGCTATTGCTGGTGTTACATCAGGATATGTTTCAATTTCTGGAACTGATTCAATATCTGGTCAAAAGACATTTACTAATGCAAATACAATCATACAAAATACTTTAACAACTGATACAATATCTGGTTCTGCTGTTGGAACTGCAGTGTCTTTGTATAATGAAGCAACAAGAACTGGAAGAATAGACCTCGGAATTGGAGCAGATGCAAGAGATATATATATTGGAAATAATACTGTTATTGGTTCTTCTACTACAAGAGTGAGAGGTTGTGGTGTAAAAATTGAAGCAAACCAAGAACCATTACAAATTACAGGGAATGGATTATTGGATATGGTTTCTGGTGGTCCTATGACTATTCAAGCTGGGAATACTCAAAATATAAGTATTGGAAATAATATGACAAATACTGGGACTTTTCAAATAGGAGGAACTGCGGGTGGGTCTGCTTTGTATAAGATTGCAAATGGAAACAGTCAAACTGGGACAATAGATATAGGAACGGGAACGGGGACAAAAATTATGAACGTTGGTGGAACTGGGACAACACTTAATTTAAAAGGTTCAAATGTGGCTCTTGGTAATGATGTTACTTCAGGGAATATTGATATTGGTGGTGGATTAACATCTGGGAATCTTACTTTGGGTTCTGGTGCTGGTCAAGTTGGTATTTCAACAAATGCGACTAATTCAACAAACGTTGTAATATGTAATAATTCAAGTGCAAATAATACATCAATTGTCACTATTGGTAAAAATTCAGCATTGCGAATTAATAATGATACAGGTGATGTGAATCTTTCAACTGCTGAAACAAATGCAGGTGGTTTAACTATTTGTACGGATGCTACATCAACAAGAACTATTAATATTGGAAGGGGTAATGCTATATCAATTACAAATTCAGCAACACCAACAACTGCATTGACTGGAACTGTAAATGTTAATACTGGGGGTTCTGCATCAACACAACTTGGAAATAATAGTGCAATACCAGTAAATATTATTGGAACAGTAAAAATAAATGCACCAACAAATACTCAATCTACTGAAATTGGAAATTCAACAGGAACTATAACTATGATTGGTAATACATCAATGACTGGAGATATAACAATAACACAAACAACTTACCCACCATCAGCTACAACTGCAATTGGATACACAATCACAACCACATTTGGTCCCACAAATGCGAGTGATACCACCGGAACTTATTCAAATATTGGTAGTGTTGCATTAGGCACAGTAAAAGGTGTGTATATTATCACTTGTGGGTTTTCTTTGACAGCATCAAATAACGATACAATGAATAACAAAGCGGTTGTATTAAGTCTTACAAGCGGAACATCTGGAACTCCTGTTAATGCTTATGGTGCTTGGGAATATTATGATGAGATTAACGATAGTATTGGAGGCTCTGGTGGATTACGATATGTTGGAACTCTTTGTGGAGTTTATACAAAAACAGTTACAACTGCTCAAACATTGTATCTAAATGCTTATGCAAACACAACGGGTTCTGTCACCATATCGGTTGAAGGCAATTGTTCTATAACAAGAATTGCTTAATTATCATTATAAAGTGAAGATTTAGTCTCTTCTACTATCAGTTCTACTATAGGTTCAACTATAGGTTCTATTATAGGTTCGACTATAGGATCAACTATAGGTTCTATTATAGGTTCGACTATAGGTTCTATTATTTGTTTGACAACAATAGGTTCTTCTTTTAAATAACATCTAATTTGTTTAAATGAGTGTGGATTAAAAATCGCTTGCATTATTTATATAATAATATTATAAAATAATTATAATTATTTTTTTTTTTTAATTTCTATATTATATATATATAAAATGAGTATTAATCCTCCCCCAGATCAAAATCTACCCATATTTAATCCAATCGATTATTTATCTAGTTCTACTGATGGTATTACTAGAGAATACGCTGATGAAAACTATTTAAAATTCCCAATTGGTCAAGGTACAGAAACTATTCCTGTTTTAAATGTAAGTGGAGCAACTGCACTTGGAGTTACTACATTTACTGATGTTAATCCAGCATATGAAATTAAATATCCAGTCAATTCTGGACGAATAGATTTTTATTCAAATACTTCAGGTGGAGTATCAACAAGAGGTTGTAAAATAGATGCAACCGGTGTGCATACTATAAGCAAATATGATACTATTGATGAAACAGCTGGAGCACTTAATATTGGAACTCTTGTAGCGAGAACTGGAACAATACAAATCGGTGGTGCTACTGGAAGTGGTGCTGGTCGAACTATCAATATTGGCACTACCGGTGGTTCTGGAACTAATACAGTAAATATTGGCGGAAGCACTATAACGGTTGGGTCTAGTAATACATCATTTCTTACTTGTAATCCAAACAGCACTTCTGCACTCCAATTGGGAAACAATATGACTGGTGGGTCTATTGTAATGGGAGGTGCAACTGGGGGCTCAACAACAATTGCTATTGGAAATGGGTCGGCACAAACAGGAGCAATCAGCATCGGCACTGGAAATACATCTTCATCATTACCTATCACAATAGGTAATCAAACTGGGTCATTTGGAAGTGTTGATATCGGAACAACAACAATAACAGTTGGTAGGTCTAATACTGCTACTAATAATATTCAAACATCATCAGGTGGAACATTAAACTTAAAAACAACCGCCACAGGTGGTGCAATCAATATTGGAAATACTACAGGTGGGACAATTACACTCAATCGTCCTATTACTCCAGCATATTCTGGAACTACACCAGTATCAACCGAGATTGGATACAAAGCAGATATTGCTGGATTAGTATATTCAACAACTTCATTACCCACCGGACTTGGTAATATAACAACAACCGCATTTTCTATACCAACTGGAGTATGGTTGGTAAATGTGGTTTTACAAGCAACTTTAACAGCTGGTGCTGGAAATTATTTGAGATTATCATTATCAACTACATCAGCAACAATACAAAGTGCTAGAACTATTGATTTTAATCCAAATACTAATAGTAATAACTACTTTAACTATACTACAACAGTTGCTAATGCTTCTGCTACTAACTATTTTTTAGTTCAAGATACAGGAACAGCTACTGCAAGTTCAGTATCTCTCATCATTAATATAACAAGAATTGCATAAAAAATATCTAAATTTATATATATGATGAAATCAGAGCAAGACAGAGTCACATTAATTGATGCTTTTTTGAATGAGAATAAAGAAATTAAAAAACAAATAAAAGAACAAAATTATGTTATAAAAATTATTTTAGGTTGTTTAGTTATTGGTGGTATTATTTTATTTTGTATATTAATTATATAGATATGTCAGATTGGAAAAATGATATTGAAGGTATATTAGAGAAGATAAGACAGAATAGTGTTATTTTATCAGAACATCATAAAAAAAGATATTATCATTATAAAGGATATTTGAAATACTTTAAACTACCTCTAATTGTTTTAAGTTCTGTTAATAGTATTGTCGCTGTTGGGTTAAATTCATATTTGCAACAAGATACTATATCTTTATTAACTTGCTTATTGAGTTTAAGTACTGCAGTTATTGGATCTATAGAAATGTATCTTGGAGTGCAGAAGAATATGGAGATTGAATTAATAGCTTCTAGAAATTTTAAACTACTTGCATATGACATATATAAACAGATGCAATTACAACCAGAGAATAGAGTGTTAAATGCTAAATTATTCTTAGATGAAAAGTATAATGAATATATTAAATTAATTGAAAATGCTAATCTTATTCATAACGATAGAATAAAAGATATCTTAACTCCTTTATCAGAAGAATTAAATAAGATGACTATCACTCCTAAATCTTCAGTTGATGGTTCGGATGATAGTCAGAAATTTGGTTTAGAATTATCACAATTAGGTGATTTAAATAAAGTTTAAATTTTTTTTATATATAATATTAATATATAAAATGAATTTTCAAGAACGATTTCCTTCAGATGATGATATTTGGTCTTATTCAAATCCAACTGTAGCACAACAAAATGCGTTTAAAAAATACGGAAAGACAGCAATATTATATAGAAGTAAAGCAAAAAATAAAAAATATTCTATATTACATCCAAATGGTAAGATTGTTAATTTTGGTCAGATGGGATACTCTGATTTTACTGAGCATAAAGATCCTGTTAGAAGAATGAATTATTTAGCAAGAACAGCTAAAATGAAAGGTAATTGGAAGGAAGATGGATATAGTGCTAATAATCTATCTAGAAATATATTATGGTAGCTAAACAATACCTCCATTTTCTTTTCTTTCTGGAAATGAACGAACAATCATACCACCTATTTTTTTACGAGGTTTAAAAACACTTCTCCCTATCATCATATCTCCTTCTAAACGTTCTAATGAGCTAATATCGTGTTCTTTTAATGGATTATATGAATCTGATTTTATAATAATTTCATTGTTATTTTTAGGTTGAAAAGGATTTAACATTGATATTATATCACGAGATGTTCTTACATCATATTGATTTTCTTTTCTTTTATTTGAAAATGGTCTAGTTGCTTTATTTAATGTTATAATTTCATTACTATCACCACCTAACATCTCAGCCTGCAAGCCTCCTTGAGAATGACCAATTGTTGTGATATTCCCATATTTTTTACTTGCTTCTCTTTGAACTTTTTCTGCTTCTTTATAGCGATCTGTTTTTTTATAAGCATCTTCTCCACCAAATGCGAAAACAGCGTTGTTGTACCAGTCAGTTATAGATGAGGTGCCTTTATGAGCAACTACTGCTTGCCCTGTTTCAGGATTATAATAAACTTTTGAAGTCTTAGTTGATAATGATTTATCTTGTTTAAATCCATCTACATTCTCAATTTTTTCATCATAAGACGCTTTAAGTAATTTTTTAAATGTAGATGCTTGTAATTTCCCACCTCTTTCAACTGATTTTGGTTCGAATGTTGGTAGATTTCTCTCACCTCTTAGTTTTTGTTTCAATTTTGATTTAGTCAATAATTCTTTTTTATCTATCTCTTGATATAGTGTTGGAGTGGCATCATTTATTTTCTTTGTAGGTCGAAAGACGGGATATGCTTTATCATCTTTAATACCTAATAATGGATTTACATCAACCCATTTTTCTTGGAACCACCTCTTCAAATTTTTTGGTTTATTATCATTTGAATAAGGTGGTGTGTTTTCTCCATATTTCTTTTTGAATAAACCTTTATAATGTTTGACAATTGCACCAGATGCAAATGCTGAATTCTTTTTGTACTTACTCATTATAAAGCTTCTAGCTTCTTCATATAGACCACTGTCTGTGGGTAAAGGCATTATATATATAGGATATAAAAAAAATCAAATTTAAATTAAAATCCTTAAAATTATACCATTTTTATCATTCTAACTGGTAAATCAATTCCTAACTGGTAAATTGTGCTTCAAATGATGGTACTGATAATATGAATAAAAAAATGAATAAGGTTAAACAAATTATTAAATTGAATGAGAATACAAATATATAGTATATAAAAAAAATGAATAAGATTCAACATTTAAAAATTGGTGGTGGTTGGGCTTGGCGTTTTTTGAAAAATGATAAAAAATAATAATATCATTTCAAAATAAATATCATTAAATTTTCAAATAATGGATCTGCAGGACGTGAAAAAAAATATATAGAAATGATAATTATTTAATTTCATCACTTGGAAGACTCAAAAATAAAAAAACAAATAAAT